ATACCAGCTACTCTGCCGACATATCCGTTTCTCAAAGCTTCATTTCCAATATCAGAAAGTGAACTTGCTGAAGTATTATATCCAGCTTGAGTTAAAGTTTTCTTTAAATTGAAAACAGCTTTAGGATTGAACACACCATAGTAAGGTGCTGGTACATTCAATGATCTTAAAGTTGCTTGTGCTTTGAATAGTAAGTCAGCAGTTAATTCAGTTCCAGCAGAACCAATGTCGCTAGAGAATGAACTAAATAATCCTACTAAATCAGCATCAACTTTTTTAGCTATTGCTTCACCAAATAACTTACCAATGTCAGAAGCTACATTTCTAGATGCAGAATCTCTTGCTAAGTCAGTTAGAGTTGTCATAACACCAACTTCAGAAGCTAAGATAGTTGCTTCAGTTGGATCAATTGCAGTATTTGATAAGTCAGTTCCTTCATTTACTGCTGTTGCAGAAATTGCTGGATATACTGGTACTGCTATTTGTTTTCCTTGTCCTGTAATTGAATAAGTAGTTACAAGAGGTTTCATTACAGAAGTTTCTTGAAACGTGAATATCGCTTCTTGAATGACCTCTGTGTACAGTTCACTTAGTGTTGTACTTGTTGTTTCGTTTGCCATAGTTTTATGTCCTTTTTAGGTTAGTTGTTTATTATTAAGTTTGCCTTCAACCCACCTTGCTCTCTTTGTTTTTTGTGTTCTGCATAAATCTTACGATCTTCAGCTTTAGACAAATCCAAGTTAGCTATATTAAACGGCTTTAGTGTATTGCCACCAATCCCACTCTGACTGCCAGTTCCTTTTGGAGTAGCACTCAAATGATGAGGATTGTTATTTAGATACTCAGCCACTAATTCGTTCACACTCATTAATTCGCCTTTTTCATTGTATCTTGGAGTTCCATTTTCAGAAACTACCTCAACATTACCTGAGTCATTTAACTTAACTGCATTTCGTAATAAAGCTTTCACTTCATTAGGATTAATTGCTTTAAGTTGAGAAGCAGTATTGATTAATGTTTCATCAATTCTAATCTTCTGTAACTCAGATTCCAAAGCAGATATTTTGCTATCCTTCTTTGATACTGTTTCTTTCAAAACTTTATCAAATTCGCCTCTTTGTAAAGCGAGTTCTTGTTCCTTCTGTTTCTTTTCTTCTAAAAGCTTTTTAGCTTCTTCTAAGTCTAGTCCATCAAGTTTAGATGATACAGTTTTCTTATATCTCTCTAATCTTCTTTGTACTATTGCCTCTACTTGATCTTCTGTAAAAGCCTTAGATTCAGCACTCTTAGTTTCATTAGAAACTTCAGTTACTTTTTCCACATTATTTTCAGTAGCTTGTGTTTGCTCTACCGAGTTATTTTTCTCGTCCATAGTTACTCCTTTAAGTTTTACTGTCAGATTTGTCAATCTAATTTGTAGTTGCCTTCTGCATCTAGCCAATCAGGATTGGTCGGTTGCCAATGGTGGCGACAGTTATATCCACCTCTGACAATAAATGGATCGCCTTGAGCCTTACCAGACCAAGTTTGCGAACTCCAAATTTCTCTTATTTCTTCTTCAGTAAATACCTTATTTACATTCCTTCTGCAAAAATCCCTAGTATCTCTTACAGTAGTTCCTGTGTATTTATAAGAAGTTAAACCTAATTCGTCTGCTCTATACTTTGCAAACTGACCATCAAAGTTCATTAAAGAATCTTGTACTAATTGCGTAGCATACCTTCTAAAGTTATTACCTAGTCTATCTCTACCATAAATAGTTTGCAATCTTTCGGTAGCTGTTTTAACCTGTTCTGTTTTATCAGGATTGTTAGCTATAAAATCTACTAATTCTTGTGCTTCATTATTATCTGATGACTGATAGATACCATTTATCTTACCTCTTAAATCTGCAATCATTTGTTCAGTAGGTTTTCCTGTTAATGTACTATTATAAACTTCTTGTGATAATTCATTTACAAACTCACTACCTAAATCTTCAAAGGGTAAGTATGCACCACGTTTTAATTGTTGGATTGTTGTTAAATCTAATTCAGTTATTTCTTTAAACTCATTAGGTATTGGATATTCTTTAAAGGTAGCTAATAACCACCCAGCAGATTTATCATACTCAGCTATATTCTGTTGGACAGCAGTTAGATAAGTTTCTTCAATGTATTGTTTAAGTTTAGGTCTAAGTTGTAAAGCTAAAGTAGTTCTTAGTTTTAGAGTACCACGTTTAGGATCAATCTTACTTGCTTCTGCAATAACTAAATTCTCTAATTCTTGTAATGATTTTTGTAATCGTTCAACTTGAGTATCAGACAAATCAATAACTTTGTTTTGCCTATAGTCGCCTAACTTCTCCAGTAAATCCTTCGCCATATTAAACTGTTGGAGTTTCTATCGGTGTCTGAGGGAACTCTCCAAGTCTTGTTGTTGATTGATCTATTTCTGTATCAATAGTTGCTAATACTTCATCATCTTCAATAACTGTTCTAGCTATTTGTTTGTCTAGTTCTTTAATAAACGTATCTGATTTAATATTAGAAGCTTTTGCTGATTGTAATAATTCTAAGTCAGTAGCCCAATCTCTAAGATCAAAAGTTTCAGGGTACATAATCTCGCCATCAAAAGAAGTGTCTTGCCATAGTGCATACAATCTCCAGATTTGTTCTTCAAACAATTGTAATAGATTTGCTTTTTCAGCTAACCTTGCATTAAGTAATTGGAACTCAGTTCTTAAAGCTACACCTGATGCAATAGTTTCTTTTGTGCTTCTAACAGCACCTACATGAGATAGTCTGTTAATAGCATCTACTTTCATCTGAATAGTTTTTAAAATAGAATCAATGTTAGTTCCGCTTGGTTGTAAGATATAAGGTTTTAATGATGGGTCTAATCCATCTGGCATTTCTATAATTGCACCAGCACCAGCACTAGCATCAACATCTCTAGTCTTAACAAGTGAAGGGTGATTAGATAATCTGATAAGCTGTTCTATTTCAGATAGTTCATTGTAGATTGCTCTTTGTAAGTCCGCAATATCAGTTAAGTCAGATATACCAACTGATCTCATATGACTTCTTTGATTGTATAATATAACTGCTGGTATAATACCTAATGGATTCTCTTGTGAATCAATTAATACTGGATCACTAGCACCTACTGCTTTAAGTTCTACAGTATCAATTCTATCTGTGTACCATAATCTATAGATTTCTTTTTTGTTGTCTTTAAATTCTCTAACTTTTAAATAATCTAAATAGTATGTTCCAGAACTTGCTCTTGAGTAATTCCAATCAATAACATTCTCAGGTGTGAATGTGTTTAGGTAAGGTCTAATCTCTTGATTAAGTTCTTCTGCTCTTGTCTTTGCGTTAGAATTAGGTTTGTCTAAGATTGCCCAACAATGACCATAAACAGAAGCATAAGTTTGCATCTCTCTAATCAAAGCTGTAAATGATCTTCCTTCTAAGTCAGCATCATTAAGAAACATAGGTATAGTTTTATCATTCTCTAAATTGCCTAAAGTTCTAGTAGGTTTGTTTCTAAATAAAAATGATCCGTAAATGTGAACGATATTACGACAATGATTGTCTAGTGGTGTGTAAGTTAATCGTTTGTTTAATTCTGTTTCTAATTCTAAACTATATTCTTGTAGGTATCTTCCATCTTTGTATTCTTCGCCACCAAGATATGACCTGATGTAATATTCCCATTTAGATGCGTATGCTGAGTAGTGATCGTGTTGTCTTAAAATTTCTTGTCTTGAATATGCCATTAGCTAAATCTCTTAGGTTTTGAAGGTGGTAAATTACTTGAGATTGGAAAGATATATTCTATTGCGTAACCTAATGCGTCAGTCATATGGTCGTGTCCACTTTTCTCAGGTATGTTTGTACCTTCTTTATACATTTGTTTCGTTAAACTATTAATAAGGTTTTTGCAAGAAGGATCAATCAATATATTTCTATTACCATCAAAATTCTTCAATCTTGAATTGACCGAGTTAATCCTATCTCTAACTAGAGCATGAGTATTTTTACATTTAACATTAAGTCCAGCATTTTGCAATAGTGTTAAATCAGTACGACCACCAGCACTTGTTTTCCTTTGCCTACAAGCTGGATCAGGGTAAATGATAATCTTATTCTTAGGGTATCGTCTAAGTAATTCGTCAATAAATTCTTCAGTATTGCTAGAATAAATAACTATCTCATCAAAAAATTCTGATACTCCATTCTTAACATGGAATAGACAAGCACTCATTGGATCAATGTTAAAGTCTAGTCCTACATGAATAATGTTATTGGGATCATACTTAACTGGTTTGACATTCTGTTCTCTGTCAAAGTTATAATAAACAACACCAGTATAGGTTTCAAAAGAAGCTTCATACTCTTGCCTAAATGATCTCTCATCTAAATCTTTTTTTGCTTGTTCAATCTCATGTTGTTCTACTTGACCACCTTCTATTGTAGTATATCGCCAACTAGCCCATTCAGGATCGCCTGACTTTCCTTTTTGATACATCTCATAAGACCAATTACCAAATCCTTTAGGTGTACCCACAAATAATACTGAACCTTGTACGTGCTTATCTGAAATGGTAGGTCTTAATACTTCACTCCATGCTTCTTGTGGTATATCTGCAAACTCATCTAAGACTAAAAAATTAAGTCCTACACCTCGTAAATTATCTGCTGACTTATCTGCACCCTTTAAACTTATCTGGCAATTGTTTCTTAATACAACTGTTAGTTCTGTTTCGTTAATGTATTTATCCCAACGTAAAAACTTAATTGTCTTTTTAAGATTCTTCCACATAATCTCTTTAGACATTCTATACGTAGGACTAACATAGAATATTTTACCATTAGGATTATCTCTACCTTTACGTAATAACTCCATCATACATAGATGAGTCTTACCAAATCTTCTACCTGTAATAAGAACTCTAAATCTTTTGTTAGAAGATATAACTTCTTTTTGTGGATCAGATAATGGCATACTTACCTTGCTCTGCCCATTTCATAATCCAGTATTTATCTTTGCCAATATCATGGCTTGGGTACACATATGTCTTAGAAGTTGGGTGTATTTCCATTGTGTATCTATTTGGTGTTTCAAAAAAATCATAAGCTGTAACAGTCATAGACTTATATTTGATATTATTAATTAACCAATAGATAGCAACTAATCCTGTTGTTGGTCTAAAGTAACCAAGTTCTCTACACATAAAATCATAATCTTGAGGTGTCCATAACCAAGCATGAGGTTTAATTTGTTTAGGCATACGTTCCATTCTCTTGCCATCTTTTTCAGCATTTAATCTTATAATGTTTTTAATATCAGGTATGTCGCCAAGCATATCGTGTGCATGATTAACTAAGTTATTAATCCATACATCAATAGGTTTAGTTTGTACTCCTAGATTCATTCTAACTATGCAATTATACTTTGAGTAATCTATCTCTTTATCGCTTACAGCATTACCTATGACAAGCAAGTCTTTGTCTTTCATGTACGTAAATGGATCAAACATTATCCAGTAAATGCCAGTTTGTAATTTTTATATTTGCTAAATTTATCTTTCCACCAAGATTCAGGCTTAACAGTTGCGTGTGCGTTCATTCCATTAGGTAGAACTTCTCTTGCTTCTCTACAACATACTGAAACAAATACCCATCTATCTGAGTAGTTAAATATATCTGCAATTGTGTTCTCTATATGTTCTTCTGGTATATGCTCTAATACATCTGTGCTTATAACTAAATCAAATCT